AAAATATCAATAGCCTTGGTGATGACTGCCGGGAGTGGTAACCCCATAAGACCCGCATTTTCCACAAGGGAAATTGTTTCATTGGCAATGAACGCAATGATTACTGCATCCCTGATGTAATTTGTGCCAATGACAAGATCAAGGCGGTACGCAACCAGTACAAAAATCAGAGTCATGCACTTTCTGCAAAGACCTTTCCACCCCGCCTTACTTTCAAGTGAACCTGTGTCTGTCTTGGGACTGTTCTTGAACACCCCCGCAACAATCAATCCTGAAATATAATCAAGACCCATGAAGATCAGAAGGGTTGTAAGTCCCGCATCCCAACCACCAAAAAAAGATGCGATTGCTGAACCAATCACACCTAATACACCGCAAATAGTCTGTTTCATTTTCTCTGTCCTTTCTGAACATAAAAACAACCGCTTGTGACCTCATATAAGGGTCATATAGCGGTTGTTTTTGTTCCTGTGATAATTTCCTTGTCTGTTGATTACTCTGCTAATTCAGGGCAATCAAGGTCAATCAGAACTTCCTTCACTTTGTCCTTGATTTTCTCAGGTACATCAGCAAAGGTTTTCTTGCCCTTAATGATAAGGGTTGCATAGATCACTGCCATAGATTCCACATCCTTTCTGAATAAAATTTTTATGATGAACTGAAACAACATCAGTTACCACCTTCTGCCAGTTCCGGGTGTCCTTCATCAATAAGCACCTGTTTGACTTCATCCCTGATCTTGTCAGGAACATCATTGATTGACTTCTTACCCTTGATGATAAGTGCTGCATAAATGTTTGCCATATTCTCACCCCTTCCTTATGCCATCATTTCATAGATTTCACACATGGCTTCCTGTGCCTGTGTCATCTGATCTTCCAAAGATGCGTTCCTGTCATCAATCATTTTGATGTATTCATCCTTGGTGTACTGGGTCAGGTCATATTCATAACCAGTGAACCCCGGCTGTTCATCTGTCCCGGCTTCTGTGACCGGGGTGATGTTCTCTGCAATCCAAACTGAATAGTCATCAATGACCTTCTGTTCAGGCTGCTTTGTACTGCGTACTTTTCCGTACTCTTTCATGCTTTTTACCACCTTTCTTGATATGATCTTTATAGTACCTATCAGCATAAGGCTGAATTGGTTCAATATATTTTTCAGACAATCGGCTGCTATCACAATATTTCAACCAACCCTTATAGGAATTGATTGCACACCATTCTGAATAGTTCATTTCCTGACCGCTTTCAATCTTCTTCCTGATTGCGGTCATTTTCCGTTCAAATTCCTGACAGGTGGATTTTCTAAGAAGGGTATCTTTCAAGAAAATCCTGTACCCTACAAAATCAATACCCCGGATGAACGAAGGGAATATCTGATAGTTGCCTTTTATTCTTAATTTCAAATTCTGTATGAAATATTCATTGATTTCTGCAAGTAACTGATGCAGTTCTTCTTTGGTTCTTGCAAAAATACAAATATCATCCATATAACGGTAATAGTGCTTTACCCGCTTAACTTCTTTTATCCAGTGGTCAAAACCTGATAGGAAGAAATTGCCATCATACTGTGAAAAGTAATTCCCTATTGGAATACCGACACCTTCAATGAAGTCCTTGCCGTTTACCTTCACTATCTTGATTTCATTACCACAAGACCGATAAAATTCAATGTTTTCATCCGTTGCCGGACAAGTGCTGATTGAATCAATTACTTCATCAATCAGTTCAAGCAGTTCAGGGTCTTTGTACTTCCGTCTGAACTTCTGTTTTAGTGTTTCGTGGTCAATGGAAGGGTAAAATTTCTTGCAGTCTATTTTCAAACAATAGGTCATTTCTTCCGGCACGGTATCAACCGCCAACCGTAACTTCTTGTATGCTGCATGAATACCCTTGTTTGGTATTGCTGAATATGTGTCATCAGTGAAATACGCTAATAACTGCGGTTCAATCACCTGTAAAACCGCCCATTGTGCAATTCTGTCAGGGAAGAATGGAAGTTTGTATATTTCCCGTTCCTTCTTGCCGTCCTTTTTCGTAAAAGTGGCATATTCCGAAGTTTTGTATAAATGGTTTTGAAGCATCCATTGCAGACCCGCCAAATAGTAGTATGGTCTTTTCTCAATCTGCTGAACTTCCTTGTACCATCCTTTGCCTTTCTTTGCGTGTTGAAACGCAAGATACAGGTTATCCATTGAACAGATTTTTTCATAAAGATTGCCATACCGTTTCACGCTTGTCTGTTCCCTTCTGTATGCACTGAACCGAACTTTCAACCCGTCAGGTGACGGTCTACTAATACAGCCCATGTATTTTGATGTTTTGCCAAGTGGCACGGTAATCAGTTTTCAGTACATTGATTTATAAGAACACCCCGCCATTTCTGACGGGGTGTTTCAAGTGATATTTGTGCATTTACTAACTGACTGCTGATATTCCGATTACGATTAGAAGAAGCATTATTCAGATTCCAATAGAAAGCA